CTATTATTTATGTACGCGCCCTAACGGTGAACAATATAAAATTGAATGATATAAGGGATTATTGATGTTTATTATTTTTATTTATTATTTTTTATCGATAGTTACCCTGTGCGCTTGCTATTATTTCCGCCGTTCTCGTTTCACTGAAAAGGATTATAAATATAACAAACCGTTAAGGTGGAAGCGAAGACTTCTGATAATCTGGTCGTATTTGTTAGCGGGAACGCACGCAAGTATTCTTATGGGCACAGGTTTCTTCCGTGACGTAGAAAATGATTTTATAATATTTTCAGCTGAATTTTTTCTAATTGCATACATATTTGCGGTATGTTGGGTGGAGGATATCATACATCCTTTCAATAACAAGAAAAAATAGCAATCGAATTAACAAACAATAACCACCTAATTGGTGGTTTTTTTATGCCTAAAATGTTTGAAACACCACAAACACAATTCACTTTTCAATCAATCATAATGCCATCACACGGCAAATATTAACCAAGAGCTTTACAGAATGAGCCTAAGAGAATGACAGCTAATGTCTGAACTCTTGGGGCTGTTTATTCTGTGTGACTTAGGCTCATTCTATAAAGGACATAATATGAATATTATTAAATTCGATTTTAAGGGTCATCAAGTTGGTTTCAATGATGATGGATGGATTAACGCAACAGAAGCGGCTAAAAAGTTCAACAAGGTCCCAAACGATTGGCTAAGACTTCCAGATACAATTAATTACATCAAAGCGTTACAATCTAAATACGGTGAAATCTCGTATTTAAAAACCAAAAGAGGTAAATATGATGGCGGCACTTGGATTCATCCTAAATTAGCAGTTAGGTTTGCACGTTGGTTGTCTATTGACTTTGAAATATGGTGCGATGAGCAAATTGATAAACTTATTCGCTCTCAAAAAATTACTTATACAGATGAACAAGTATTAGCAATATTAACTCATAGTGAACCTCAAACATGGGAAAAACGATTCCAACAACCTTTTTATCAGGCATTGTCAAAAATGACTAATTTACCATTCAATAATCATGTTGGTGGTTGCCCATCATTATTCGGACTGATAACTCAAAAGTGGGTTTATGACGTAGTGTTACCTAAAAAGGTTTATCAAAGTATCAAGGAGCGCACTAAGAAAGGCGAAAAAATCCATCAATTCTTAAAAACAGATGCACTAAAAGCAGTAGAAGACCAGTTGATAGCAATAACAACCATCGCGAAAGGTTGTATTGATTACAAAGATTTTGAGGCTCGATGTTCAACAATATTTAATACAAAAGGTCAGATCAAATTTATATTAGCTGCATAACGGTAACTATCATGGATAATAATAAAAACCCTATTTTTTATGCTCGCATTGTTAGTATCTCATATGTAGAGCATCTCATTAGAACAAATGGCGATAATATTTTTAAGCACCATTTAGGAGATCTAGAATTAGAACCTGACAGCCTCGCCTCATTTTTGGAGGGATACTATGAACAACATCTTTCCGAATTTGAACGTATGTGTATGTACGGATCAATGATTGATCTAAACAAAACAAAAGAAGGCTGTTCATTAAAAATTGGTACTACTTTTTATTTAAATCAATCAGGGATTGATATATTAAACAATCTAATGAGCAGTTTCATTTTAATGAAATCAGAAGAGAAAGAAACAACATCAAGCTTTACGTATCATTAACGTCTAAGTTAATCATGCTCGCCTAGGTAAAAATAAATGAAACAAATTCAATTAGCCCATTTATATAATAATGGTAAATTTTATGGCTACGGTATTTCAGTAGATGGACAGCTTTTATCTAACCAAGTTGCTGTTACCATCGAGACGAAACCCAACCAGCCAGCAATTATGCATGTTGATTTTAAATTGGATAGTAAAGCGGTTAGCAACCTAGTTGATATTGAATTGAATAACAACAGCAACCACAATTAATTGAGATGGCAATTTAATCTTGAAAAATAGTTAGGTTTATTATTAAGGGAAATTATGCCAGTATCACCCAAAGTATTTAACCCTCATCGTAAAAACAATATAGCTAAGGTTAGAGTTAAACAGTCATGGGGAAACGGAAGAGGTGGTAGACCATGGAGACGATTGCGCATAGCGATTCTTGAGAGGGACAACTATCTCTGTCAATGTGATGATTGTACACGATTAGGATTGATTAGGATTGCTAACGAGGTTGACCATATTATTCCATTGTCCAGAGGTGGCACGGATGATGAAACCAATCTACGGGCTATTAATAGTGAATGCCATAAGAAGAAAACAGCAAAAGAAAACAGCACGAAGACTAAAAAAAGGAGGGGTGGGTTAAAAGTCTATAACTTTCAGCTGGACACCGACCGCCTAATCAAATTTTCACGCCGTCAAAATTAATAATCCGATTTTTAGGAGGATGTAACATGGGCAGAAAACGGACTGATCCCAATTTAAAGGTGATCGCAGGTACCGACCGCCCCGACCGAGAAATTCAAGATGTACCTAAATTTGATTTAATTGATGATTTCCCTGAAGCGCCACTTCATTTAAATATCGATGGTATTCAAATGTGGAATAATTTAGGTCCACAGCTGGTAAATACAAAAGTATTGCAAGTGGTTGATTTGTACCCGCTAGAACAACTATGCGTTGCGTGGCAAATGTTTAGAAAAAAAGCAAAAGCTGATATGGAAATAACAGCGTCAGAACATCAAGCATTGAAGGCGCTGTTCTCAGAATTTGGTATGACACCAGCAAGTAGAAGCAAGGTCACTGCGCAGGGTGACAAAAATATTGGCAATAAGTTTGCTACAAATGGAAAACGGAGGGCGAGCTAAATTATGCGCAATTTTGTTCAAATAGCAATTGATTATGCGATGGATGCTATAAATGATAAAAAACGCAAAACGCATTGTAAATTAATTAGGCAGGCAGCCAAACGGTTTTTGGATGATTTAAAGAGAGCGGACAAAAAAAATTGTCCGTTTTTTTTTGATGAGTGGCACGCTAATGATGCCTGCGATTTTATAGAGAAGCTACCACACGTTGAGGGGAAATGGGATTGTCCAACAATAATTATGCACCCATCACATGTTTTTTTTGTTGTTCAACTATTTGGATTTAGAAAAAAAGAAGCTCTCAATATCAAAGAATGGGGTGATGATGGCAAGTTTTATCCAAGGCGATATTCTGCCGCGTTGTTTGCAGTGGCTAGAAAAAACGCAAAAAGCACATTGTCATCAGCTATAGCTAATTATTGCCTGTGTTGCGAGCCTGAAGACGGCGCGCAGGTCATAAGTGCTGCTACAACGTTTCCGCAAGCCTCAATAATTTTCAATACAGCTAAAAGAATGGTTGAAAAAACAACTGATCTAAAAGAGGGCTTTGGTCTTGAGTGTTGGGCAAAATCAATCAGTCGATTTGAAACTGGCGCGTCATTTAAGCCCATTCATGCTAAAGCGTCAACTCAGGACGGGTTAAACCCATCTCATGTTTTTATTGATGAAATACATGCTCATAAAACAGCTGATTTATTAAATGTATTACAATCGGCAATGGGGGCTAGAGCCAATCCATTGTTCGTTTATACGACAACGGAGGGGTATGTAAATGCTGGTCCGTGGCAAGAAATTAGAAAGTTTGCTAGGGATTTGCTTAAAGGTGTTTTTAAAAATGAAGCTGATCACTTTCTGGCGGTTTTTTACTGTTTAGATGATGATGATGATGAGTTTGATGAGACGGTGTGGATTAAGGCTAATCCTCTAATGGATGTTAACCCGTACCTTTTGATCTCAATTAAAAAAGAGGCTGTTGAAGCTAAACAAATGCCGTCAAAAATGGCTGAATTTAGAATAAAACGGCTTAATAAACCAGCATCAGCTGAAAACGGTTGGATTGATCTCGGGAAATGGGATAAATGCGGTGGAGAAGTTGATTTAGAAAAATTAAAAAATTATCCGTGTTACGGCGCGCTCGATTTATCTTCAACCAGCGACCTAACATCATTTCGTCTAACATGGGAAATTGACGGAGAAATATATACCGCTGGCTGGGGGTGGTGTCCTACTGATGCGATAGCCTATCGCACTGAACGCGGCACCGTGCCTTATGCTGGATGGGTTGAGAAGGGGTATATTAAACAGACCGAGGGAAATGTTATTGATTATGGAATAGTTGAAAGGGACATAGTGGAACTTTTCGAACAATTCAATATTGCTTCTGTTGCATACGATCCTTGGAATGCTACAGATTTAGTTAATAGATTAGTTGCACAAGAATTGCCAATGATTCAATTCATCCAAGGTACAAAATCATATCACCCAGCAATGCAAGCAACAGAGCGTTATTACATGTCAGGCAGGCTACATCATGACAACAATCCAGTTTTACGATGGTGCGCATCTAACATTGTTGCCAGAAAAGATGAAAATCTTAATATGGCTCCAGACAAACGGCGTTCGGCTGACAAAATCGACTGGATGATTACGTTAATAATGAGTATCGGATTAATCGTAGCAAACAGTGAAGATAACGAAGATGAAGATATTGAAGCCGCATTTCAGGACGTATTAATAATATGAAACTAGCATTAATTTTATTCGTGTTTTTTAGCCTGCTTGGCTTTGCATTGCTGATTATTGCTGCATATCAAATATTCGGATATCAGTATTCAATTTTAACAGCCTCTTTATGCTCGTTCATAACGGCTTATTTCATTAAAAGAGGCTTAACAAATGGTTAAAAATTTTTTTCAGGTTCTTAGTGATTCTTTTAAGTCACCGAGAAACGAAGTGTTGGATACTGGCGGTAATGTTATTAGACCCTCTGATAGTGAGTTCTGGGCAAATTTTTTTGGTTGGCAATCAGCAAGTGGACAAAATGTATCTGTCGATAAATCATTGAGATTATCGGCGGTTTGGGCATGTGTCGGGCTTATTTCCGACACCGTTTCAACATTACCGTTAAATCTTTATGAACGATTGCCGGATGGGGGGCGTAGAGTTGCAGGTGAACATCAGCTACAAGACGTTTTACATTCAAGCCCAAATTATAACAATACGCCATTTGAATTTTGGCAAATTGAGTTAGCGGCAATGTTGCTGAGAGGAAACGCTTACGCTGAAATAAAACGAACGGCTAATAAAGTTTCTTCAATAAACTTCTTGCTTCCGCAATCTATAGAGCCTCAGATACAAGATGATGGAAGCCTGCGATACCTCTATTCTAATAAAAATAACACTAGGATAATATCTGAAAATGACATGTTCCACACACGAGCATTTACATTAGACGGCATTACAGGTATTTCACCAATCCAGTACGGAGCCAATGTAATCGGTTCGGCAATGTCGGCTGATGCCGCAGCAAATAGTACGTTCAAAAACGGATTAATGCCCACCATTGCATTTTCTACAGATAAAATAATCAAGAAAGAACAACGCGAAGAGTTTAGAACGAGCGTACGCGAAATATCTGGTGCAATGAACGCTGGAAAATCTCCAATTTTAGAGTACGGATTAGAAGCAAAACAAATTGGTATTAGTCCTGAGGATGCGCAATTACTTGAATCTAGAAAGTTCAGTATTGAAGAAATTTGCAGATGGTTCCGAGTCCCTCCGTGGATGATTGGATACACTGAAAAAAATACTAGTTGGGGATCGGGATTGGAACAACAAATGATAGCGTTTGTTACATTTAATCTAAACCCGTGGATAACAAGAATTCAACAATCCATTAATAAACGACTATTGTCTCCGGAAGATCGTAGTAAATATTATGCTGAATTTAGTCTTGATGGTTTATTAAAGGGCGACAGCTCTGCTAGAGCCAGCTTTTATTCAGCTATGGTTAACAACGGTATTTACACGCGCGATGAAGTGCGAGTCAAAGAAAACCTGCCAAAACGAGGCGGTAATGCTGACGTATTAACAATTCAAACCGCAATGGCGCCAATTGATGCGCTTGGAAAATCTAAAAACTAAGGTTTATCAATGAAAAAACAAAACTTACCTGTAGCGCCACAGTCGCTGCAAAAGGTTCCTGTTGCCTTTGATTTGAGCGCAAATGCTTTAAGTAAATGGGAATCAGGGATTAGAGCCGAAATAGAAGAAGATAATACGATATCTATTTTAGATCCTATTGGTCTTGATTATTGGACCGGCGATGGTGTAACCGCAAAACGAATTGCTGCAGCTCTTCGTCAGATAGGGCATGAGCAGGATGTCACTGTCTACATCAATTCACCTGGTGGCGATATGTTTGAGGGTTTTGCTATTTATAATCTTCTTCGCAATCATGGTGGGAAAGTAACAGTAAAAATAATCGGCATTGCCGCATCGGCCGCCTCAATAATTGCAATGGCAGCGGATGACTTGCAAATAGCTAGAGCAGGCTTTTTAATGATTCATAATTGCTGGCTGCACGCTGTAGGAAATCGCCATGATTTTCGAGAAGTGGCGGAAACAATCGAACCATTTGATTTAGCTATGTCAGATATTTACGCAATTAGATCTGGATTGGATAAAAACCTAATTATATCGATGATGGATAAAGAAACTTACATCGTCGGTAATGATGCGGTCGAGCAAGGTTTTGCTGATTCATTATTACCTGCTGATATCGTAACAAAACAAAAAGAATCCGATCCGAATTCATCAATCAAAAAATTAGACGCCCTGCTCGCCAAGGCTCAATTACCGAGAACGGAGCGTCGAAAATTCATTCAAGAACTAAAAACTAGCATGTCTGGCGCTGCTAGCGAAAGCACGCCGTGCGCTGCTTCTGATGTTCAAATAAACGTAGAGTTTGGCTCTACAGCAAAATTATCAAATTCACTAACAGGTATTTTAAAATGACAAATTTAGCACAATTGGAACAAGAGTATAAACAAGTCCAAGCTGATCTTAAAAGCGTTGGAGACACATTAAAAGGTTATGCCGAGAATGCTGAAAAAGAAATTAAAGTGCACCAGCAGCTAAGTGCAGAATCAAAGGCGAATGCAGACACAGCATTATCTAAATTCAATGAATTACAAGCTAAATTGAATGATATTACGCAAAAGATTGAACGACCTCAGGATAACCCTAAAGAATCTGTACAATCACTAGGGCAAATGGTTGTTGAAAGCGAGTCATTTAAAAATGCTAATATGAACGCTTCGTTTCGTGGTTCAGTACGTGTGAACGCTCCTCGTTCGGCGATCACGACAACAACAACGAATATTGTGGCTCCAGATCGCCAAGCTGGGATTATTGCACCTCCAGTACGCCGTATGACAATCCGTGATTTATTGATTCCGGGAACAACTAACTCAAACTCAATTGAATTTGTCCGAGAAACTGGATTTACAAATAATGCAAAAACTGTTGGTGAGGGCGCGGCAAAGCCTTATTCTGACATCACGTTCGAATTAGTTACTTCACCAGTGCGTACTGTTGCACACTTATTTAAGGCATCTCGTCAGATTTTAGACGATGTTTCTGGATTGATTAGTTATATTGACGGGAGAGCGCGCAATGGTTTACAGCTAGAAGAAGAAAATCAATTATTATTTGGTAATGGTTCTGGCTCTAACATTCTTGGTATTGTTCCTCAAGCCTCAAGTTTTACCCCATCATTATCTGTTGCTAATGCAACAGCAATTGATCGTATTCGTTTAGCATTACTTCAAGCTGTTTTAGCAGAATTCCCGTCAAACGGTATTGTTTTAAATCCAATTGATTGGGCGAGCATTGAACTAACAAAAGATAATGACGGTCGTTATATCATCGGCAATCCGATGGACGGCACAACGCCTCGCCTCTGGAATTTGCCAGTTGTAGAAACCCAAGCTATGAATGCAAATCATTTCCTAGTCGGCGCGTTCAACATGGCGGCTCAAATTTTTGACCGAATGAACATGGAAGTTTTGATTTCTACAGAGAATAACAAAGATTTTGAACAAAACATGATCACCATTCGAGCTGAAGAGCGATTGGCATTAGCGGTATATCGCCCAGAAGCGTTTGTAACAGGTGAGGTAACACCAACAGCGTAACGGAGATAGGCGAGGCAACTCGCCTTTATTATCTATGGAAAAAATAACAGTAATTGCGTTAAAAAGTTTCGACTACGGTGGAACAATTAGAACGCCTCAATCACAACCATTTGAGGTTGATAAATTAGATTTTACCTATTTTGTATCAAATAACATGGTTAGGCGCTATCACGAGCAATATCATGCTGCAGATAGAAAAGATGATCCACGGCATTCTAATATTGATGAAGAACCTCAACCGAAATCAAAAACTCAAAAAAAGGCTAAAAAAGATGTCACTGATAACGCTGGATGAAGCCAAATTACATCTTCGCATTGACCATGATTTTGATGATGCTGATATTCAATTAAAGCTGGATGCCGCAGAGGAACAAGCAATTAATTTCTTGGAGCGACACGTTTACGCAACAGATGACGAACTAAAACAAGCTGTTTTGTCAAATAAAGCAGGAGATCGTCCGATATTAGTAAATTCAAGTTTTAAATCTGCTGTTCTTTTATTGTTGGGTCATCTTTATGAAAATAGAGAAGAAACTAGCGCCGCAAATTCATCAAATGTTAAATATGGATTTGAGCGATTGTTAAACCCATATCGAATTCATATAGGTGTTTAATATGCAGTCAGGCAAATTACGCAATCAAGTAACTTTTCAGAAGCAAATTAAACGCAAGGACGAACTGGGACAGCTAGTTAATGAATGGGTCGATATGTGCACTGTACGAGCTGAAATTCGTGACGTGTCGGGAAAAGAGTATCAAAACTCACAAGCTGAACAGGTGCAAACAGATTGTAAAATCTTAATTCGGTACAGAAAAGATATTACTGCTGATATGCGCGTGCTGTGTAATGGAACTTATTACGATATTAAAGCAGTTCTGGAGGACGTGAAAAAAACTAGGCTTGAACTACCGTGTCAAAAAGGTGCTAGGTATGATTAGACCAATGATTGCATTTGCTGGTTTTAAAGAGCTGGATGCGGATTTTCAACTACTTTCTAATGTTGAAAAAAGGAAAGTATCGCGTAAAGCGGTGCGTGCTGGTGCTTTAGTTTTTCGTGATGCTGTGCGTGCAAATGCGCCTGTTCGCTCTGGATTGTTAAAACGCAGTATATCGGTTGATACAGTCAGAGGCTCGGCAACTGCAGGTGTTAAATTTAAAAAGGTGCTAGCAAAGAAAAAAGGTAAGAAAGGTCGGCATAAATCGATGCCTTATTACTGGTATTTTCTGGAGCATGGAACCGCAAAAATGCCCGCCCAGCCGTTCGTCAGACCCGCATTTGATGCCAGTGTCAAACAGGCAGAGGAGGCTGCATTTAATCAGTATCTAAATGACATTGATAGGATATTTTCAAAATGATTGAAACTAAAATCACTGATGCATTAAAAACACTGTGTGACGGGCGAATTAGCCCATTAGTCGCCAATCAGGGTACACAGATGCCATACATTTGTTATACAAAAGTATCTGAGGTATACGGCGATGTTATGTGCGGGCAATCCTACGTTGAATATTGTTTTCAGATAGATATCTATGCAAAAACATTGTTTGATGCCGAAACTATCAGTAAACGAGCGTATGAAAAATTGAAACCATTAAAACCATTTAATGTCAGCAATCACCACGATTACGAATCCGACACCGGACTCTACAGGGCAACGTTAGAGTTTTACCTACTAAATTAACCATTAACCAACCTAACCAATTTTAAACCGCCTATCTGGCGGTTTTTTTATGTCTGGAGAAAAAACATGACAGAAAAACAGAGCGAATATACTAGAACACGAGGCGCTGGCATTTACGTCGGTAAAGAGCCTAGCACCAAATTCATCACCTCAAATACGCCAGCATTACCGCTGGAGTGTACAGTAACGGATTATTCATTTACCGCGCCAGAGGGTGAAGAAATCGATGTTTCAACCCTAGCATCACAAAGCAAGGAAACGATCAGCGGATTGCCGGCTGAGGGAACTTTTACATTAAATGTTAATTTTGTAACTGGCAATGCTGGGCAGAAAATCCTCAGGAAATCATATAACACTGGTGAAAATTATCCATTCAAATTACAGCGCGAGGATGGTAGCTCAGTTGATTGGATTGCGCGTGTAGCGAGTTATGAATTTAAAGGCGCGAAAAACAACATTGAGACTGGCTCGTTTTCGCTGAAAGTTAAGGGCAAATTTGAATACAACGATTCGAGTATTTAGAGGTAACTAATGAATTTAAAACAAATTATAACTGCAAAGAATGCAGGATTTCGCACACAATCATTTGAGGTAACAGAATGGGGTATTACCGTTACTGTTCGAGAGCCTCTACATACTGATTTTTACCGTTATATCAAGGCGATTGAGAAACTCAAGGGTAATAAAAAATTATCAGAGCATGATAGAGATGTGAGCAGCATTGAAGCAGAAGCAATACTGTTCGCATCAATACTTATAGATGAAAATGGTGACTGTATTTTTAATGCGAGTGATGATACCGATATGGCGGATTTGGTAAAAAATTATGGCCCGATTCATACGCGTATCGTTAACAAATCTATCGAATTGATCGATTTAAAAAACGACCCGATAAAAGAAGCTGAAAAAAAGTCGATTTAGAGCCTGAACTTTTCTTCAAGCTCAAATTGGCTTTGAGGCTTGGTAAAACGCTGGCTGAGCTTGAGCAATCAATGTCGGCCAGTGAATTTTACTACTGGGTCGCATTCGACAAATTAAATCCAATCGGTGATGAGCGCCACGATTGGCACGCCGCGCAAATCGCATCCAGTATTTATCGTTCTCAGGGTGGCAAAGCTTCTTTTGACGACTGTCTAATCAAATTTAGAGAGGAGAAAAAAGAGCCTAAAGAGCCCGTATCTCTATTCGATGCACTATCAAATTTACTAGGAAAATAACATGGCAACATTGCGAGAATTGGCAATCCGAGTGACTGCCGACTCATCATCATATCAACGTGAAATGAGCCGAGCCACACGGCTAGGTACTGATTATTACAAAACAATAGAGGAGCGATCTCGTCGTTTTGATGCGTATATTGCGAGTAATAACAGGTCAATTCAGGCAATGAACGCTCAGTTACACGGGTTAAAATCGTCAGCATTGAGCCTAGCAACGGCATTTGCTGGCGGTTTTGCTATCACTAGCATTATAAATACGGCTGACGACTGGGGGCAAATGGCGGCGCGTGTCAAAATGGCCGTAAATTCAGTCGGTGGATCGGTTGATGATTATCAGGATGTGCAAAGTAGGTTACTAGAAATTAGTAACAGGAACGCCAAATCAATTACTGATTCACAGGAGTTATATATTGCCACAGCATCATCAATGCGAGATTTAGGCTATAGCACGAATGATACTATTGATTTTATCGAGGCTATGTCCAATAGCTATACGATTAATGCAACATCAGCAGAGAAAGTGCAATCCAGCATTAACATAATTAACAAAGCCATGATCACAGGGAAAGTTTCTGGCAAACAGTGGCAAGACCTGATGGCGTCAACTCCAAATATTGTTACTGCATTATCTAACTCAATAGGCAAGAGCGAGAAAGTCATTAGAAATCTCGGTAATTCTGGACAAATATCTATGCGTCAATTGGCTGATGCAATGGTTAAAGCAAAGGACGAGACAGGACGGCTGGCTGACAACATGGGTAACACCATCAAAGATGGATTTACCCAGATATTCAATAGTTTTGGTGTGTTAATTGGTGAGCTAAATGACAGTGCTGGATTGACGCAAGGCATTGCCAGCGGTTTAAGAATTATTGCTGATAATATTGGGCTTGTAACTGGCGCGGCGGGCGTATTTGTTTCAATAGGGCTAGGGCGTTATTTTGGTCGTCTGTCTAACTCTATTATTGACGCAACAAAAACAACATTAGATAACAGTAGTAAAACCTACAGTAATGCGTTAGCTCAAAAACATTTGGCTGAAGCGGAGCTACAAAAAATAGCAGTAGAAAAACAATCTATTGCTACAACTAAACAGGCGTCAATAGCTAGGTTACAAAACGTTGCTAGTATTCGGTCTGCCATGAATGTGCGAAAAACTATTTTAGCGTTGGAAGCACAGGAGATTGCACTAACCGATAGGGAAACACAGGCAAAAACTAGACTGGCAGCAGCAAATAGGCAGGTTAGTGTTTTAGCACGTGCAAGTAGCGGTTTGCTGGGATTATTGGGTGGTCCAGTTGGATTAGCAGTAACAGCCCTAACCGTTGGCTCTGCGTTTTTTTCAATGAGAGACGGGGCAAAAGAGGCTAAGCAACCAATAGAGGATTTACAGCTACCAGTTGATCAGTTACTGGCAAAATTTAAAGAGTTAAACAAAGGTCGCCAGCAAACATATATTGCTAATTTGGAGGTGGAGGTTAAAACCAACTCAGCCAAAACAGATAAAGAAATTGATAACCTGAAAAAAAATTTAGAGGAAAAATTAAAAACTCAATGGGCAGCTAGGGGACAATATTCTGCTCAGAAAGTTGTATCAAAAAAAGACCAAGCTGCGATTAATGAACACATTGAGCAGGTGAAAATGCTAAAAGGTGAGCTGGATAAATCGGCTATCAGTGAGGATGAATTTGGTAATAAAATTAACCAATTAAATGATAAATTGATTACTGCTGTTGGTGGTGGTCAGGAGTTTAAAACTGCGCTAGGAAACATGACGGGCGCTTTGTTTCAGACATCAGGGCAACTGGGTGATGCTCAGGTAAAACTAGATGCTCTAAAAAAAGAAGCGGAAGGTGCAGCGAGTGGCGTAAAAAAAATTGATGTGGTAGATTTTCCGAATCTCGATAATCAGTTAGGCACATTGAGCCTGCAACTGGACATAAACAATGCAAAATCTGATTACGGCGCAGAGTCAGCCTATGTATTAGCTGGTTTACAACGTGCAGCAGGTAATGCAGCATTGGAGCATGCAGCCGATTTATTTAAATTAGCAACTACACAAGAGTTGTCAGGCAATATGTCCGACGATTTGGGTAAAAAACTAACCGAATTAGCTAATAAACTGCGTCAAAATTATAAATTAGAGGATAAGCTGCGACATTCCAGTTCGAGCAAAAGTCCTGCTGAACTCTACAAATCCCAATTAGACAAACTAAAGAGTCAAATCAATGCCTATACTGACATCACCGAACTGCAAAAACTCCGACGTCAGTTAGCAGAGGGTGAATTAAGAAAACTATCCGAAATTCAGAAAAAGGCACTTGAAACCAAAGCGATTGAGTTGGACCGACTTAACGCTCAAAAAGAGTACAGGTCTATTCTTGATTCGTTGCGCACTCCAGCAGAGCAACAACTTGACACCTATAAAAAGCATCTTGAATTTATCGAAAAAGGCAATTTCTCACTGAGGGAACGAGAGGAATTGCTCGCTAGAATGACCAAAAAATCGATGGAATCAGCACCGACATTCAGCTATCAAAATTCATATAGTGGACTGGGTAGCGATTTGTTAAATGTGGCAGAGGACGAAAAAAGGCTACAGGACTGGAAAGAAAAAGAGCTGAAAGTGCAGACCGAGTTGTTAAATGAGAAAAAGATCAATATACAGGAATATGCTGATTTTGTTGTAAATATTGAGGACACGATGCAAAGGAAACAACAGGACATCCAATCAGCATACACAATTGCAACTCTCGGAACATTCTCGTCATTAACTGGCTCTATAGCTGACATGTTTAAACAAACGGCGGGTGAGTCATCGGCAGTATATAAAACCATGTTTCTTGTTAGTAAAGCTGCAGCCATTGCCCAATCAATTGTGAGCACAGAAGTTGCAGCAACTAAGGCGCTTGAGATAGATCCCAGTGGAATTATGTCAGGAGTTACACGAGGTTTGGGTTACGCATCCGTTGGTATGATTGCCGCACAAACCATTACAGGTATGGCACATAGCGGTATTGATAGAATTCCTCGGGAGGGCACGTGGCTATTAGAAGAGGGCGAACGAGTTGTTGATGCACGGACAAACGCTGATTTAAAGGACTTTCTTGGAACATCTAAACAATCATCATCAGGTGGTTTAACGCTAAATATGCCGCTAACTGCTGGCGGTGGTGTTACTCATGAAGAATTAGCGGTTTTTGGTGAAAAAATTAAATCTGATATTTTCAAGATTTATACAGACGCAATACGTCCCGGAGGATTACTAAATCGTCGTTGATTTTATTACCAAAATTTCATACTATTTATTAAATTTATTAAATAGGGATAAATGGAATGAAAAAGGTATTATTTTTAGTGTGTCCAATGGTTCTGTTATCTGGGTGTGCGCAAAAAATTGATCCAAACCTGAGCGCATTTAATGGTGTGACGTACACTGATTATAGTAACGAGTATAAATATCTAAACACGTATACTATAAATGGAAATACTAACAAATCAATGGATGATATTAATGTTTGCACCCTGCAAAATATACGTGATCGGGATGTTGTCCTATCGGATAGTGCTGATAGTTTTGTAGGAAAAACTGGTAATTACTACAATTTAAACTCATCAATGAAATCAAATAAAAATGGGCGTCAGTACATCGGCGATAATGTTATTGTAATAGATGGTTTAACTCATTATCAGAATCCACAATCGTTCATACCGATAACAAACTATGTGCGATACACACTATCAATTCGAAAAAATGATAATAATATAAGCTATCTATTTAATAATATCACTCAAGCTCAAGCCGAAACTGGATCAATCCCAAACAATGGATTTAACCCCGTAGGAAACTGGGAGGGCGCAAACCCATCAGTTATATTAAAAGCTCTGACTGCTGAGGCACAAAAAGTTACTAATTGTTTAGCTAATTAGTAATATGTGATGTTCCCTGTATACACAGGGATAAACCAATAGAGCTCAACATTATTATAAAAGTTCCCTGCACATGCAGGGATTAACTGTAAATGCTCTTATGAGTTTTTTTGTTTTCAAGATAAAATTTAATTGCATCAATAATAAGTTGCGCTTGAGGTACATCCAATTGATTGCTGGCTTCCTCAATTAATGCAATATCATCTACATGGAGCTTAAAACCTTTTGTTTTCACACCTCGTTTTTCGTCACTTTTTTTTTGAATTACAGCCCTTGTTAGTGCCATATAATCACCTTGATTTTTAAATAAAAATTGTTATATTTAAGGCCGCAGGTGAGGACTGCAACCTTCAACCTTTGAAGCAGTTTTAGTAAACTGTACAACTTCAGATTATTAAAACTACGAGAATTAAGATTCTGTTCTTCTTGTTTCTCCCTTAAGCCCTCATCGGAAGCAGAGGGTTCGCTTT